TAAAGGCTACGCGTTCGCTGAGGATGGGAAACTATCTTATGAGGTGATCGCAAGACGATTCTCAGGTGACATGAACACTGCTTTGGGCAATTGTATAATAATGTGCGCATTAATATACACATATGCCCAAGAACGTGGTGTTCACGTTAAGCTGATGAACAATGGTGACGATTGTGTGGTGATGATGGAATCACGCGATCTGTCCACCTTTGCTGCTGGTTTGAAGGACTGGTTCTACGAGTTTGGCTTCCGAATGACAATGGAGGAGCCATGCTATGTGTTGGAGCACGTAGAATTTTGTCAGATGCACCCCGTCAAGGTAGATGGGAAGTACCGCATGGTACGAAACGTGTACACAGCTTTAGCGAAGGATACCATCACCGTCTTGCCCGTAAACAATCGCAAAAGTGCGATGGCATGGCTCAAAGCCATTGGAGAATGTGGGTTAGCACTTACCAGTGGGGTGCCTGTTGCTCAGTCGTTCTACGAACTGTACAACCGACAATCCACAAAAAGCTCCAATTTGGCCTCATCAACCGCTATGCAGACCGGTATGCAGATGTTAGCCCGTGGCATGTCACCACATGTGCGGGCACCATCGGCAGACACCAGGTTTTCATTCTGGTTGGCATTTGGCATAACACCAGATGAGCAGCGCGCCTACGAGCAGCTATTTGACAATTTTAAGCTGAACCTAGACGTGATTGAGCCATTCGATCGAAATAACATCCCATTCTACAGCATCTAACCAAGCTGTATTCGATAACTCCATACCAAAGAGAAACACACCCAACACACCCTCCACACCAAAATCAACTATGCAACCGCTCAAACATGGAGCATACTGTGGCCCGGGGTGGTCAGATCACAAAGCGCAGGACAGCGTGGCAGGCTATGCTACGGCTGTTGACGCTTTCGACCAGACGTGCAAGGAACACGACAGAGCTTACGCCCAAGCAAGCAGCCAGAAGCAACTGGACGACGCCGACATGCGGTTTTACAATCAAAATGTCGGTAAGGGTCCAGTGCGATCAGCTGCAGCTGTAGGTGTTAGGTTCTTTGGACCCCGCAAGGGTGTCCTGGCCTCCAAGGCCAAGAAGAAACCAGACACATGTTCCCTGAAGCAGGGCCCTTCGATAAATCGAACCAACAACAACAAACAGATTTATCAAGCTAAACCCAAGCAAAACATCCCAACAATGCAACGCAGACGCAACAAACCCAACAACACCCTCACCAGCGCACCCGTCGCCCGCAGCAAGACGGTGCGTATCCCAAAGCCCGTGCTACGAAACAGCCCCAATGGCGTCGTCGTTAAGCACAGGGAGTTCTGGCGCACTATCACATCTAACACATCGGTGTCGATAGTCACCACGAACATTAACCCAGGGCGGAGGGACATATTTTCTTGGTTGAGCAACGTAGCCATGAACTATGAGCAGTATCGATTTCGCAAGCTCTCGTTCACGTTTGTCTCAGCCCAGGCCACAAGCTACGCCGGACGCGTTGGAATGGCACATACATCCAATCCAACGTCCTCAGGGCCTAAGAACCGCAACGACTTTTTCAATGTTACACCAAACGTTGAAGAGTCCCCGTGGGAAGACATGGTCCTGAACGTCCCCGTAAGTGGTAAGAAACTATTTGTCCGAGGCCTCAGCCAAACTGTTGGTGGCACTTCCAATACCTACGACGAGGGTCAGATCTGTCTGATGGCAGCAATGAACCCTGCAAGCGCTGACATATGCGGTGAAGTCTTTGTGGAATATGAACTGGAGTTATTCTCCCCAATATACCCAAGGCACTTCGGGGGACGTGTAGACATCACCTCCCCAACCGATACTGTACCGTTTGGAACGGCAATGACTGTAGCCAATGGCTACAATCCGTTCGAGTGGAATACTGGAAATGCCTTAGCACTATCAACTGGCACCGAGGTGCTAATCGTGTTCCGGTTCACCGGGACGGGGTTGGCATATACCCTACCAACTTATGTGCAATACGGTGGTAGTGTGGGTAGCATCACCAACATTTCAAATGTGGTGAATACTGCCGGCACAACACAAACCATCGTTGCGTACCTCAGCAGCCCCGAGGACGGTGATCAGCTAACTGTCCCCGGTGGCGAATCAACTACCACAACAGCGGTGGCCATTTTCACAGGCCCTTACGACAGATTCAGTGTCGACGCATAATCAACTACTCCATGCATATTCATAAAACACACTAACTATAAAAATTAAAAGATAC